CACACTTGTTAGTGTGCATAACAACAAAGGAGAAATATTTTTTACATATAGGCTGTTGGTGTGTGAGCACAGTTGATTAACTGCTGTGGCTTGTTACGCAACATACGAACGTAGTGGGCTTGCATGCGTTGAGTGTGGCGGCTGTGTTTGCTACTATACTTGTGGTATGCATACAGCACACGATGCAGGTACATGGTGCTTTGAAACTGGTTGAATGCAGTGTTAAACTGTGGATTGGGTGCTATGTGCTTGCGGATGAGCTTGGCGAGCACACGAGCGAACTGGGTTGAGTGGTTGTTTGCGAAGGTTTGAATTTGCGACATAACTAGCTCCTTTTTGATTGTTTTTATATTATAACCAAAAAGAAGCTTTTGGTCAACCTTTATTTTTTTAGCCTCAATATTCCCCCATTGGGATGGTGTTTATTGAACCACTTGTTGTGTTTTTCAACAAGTGGACGTACATTGTATCCTTCGAGTACTAACCAGCACACTGATTGCTCATCAAGATCTGCCCAATAACTTTCTTGTAACCAGCTTTTAGGTTGCATTTTAAAAGATTCGCTTATAAGGTACCACTGCATGATTTACACTTTAGGAATACGGTATACAATACCCTGTGGTGTTTGTACACGAGCAACATTTTCCTCGGCAAAATCTCGTTCCAAATCTGCTAATAACTTGCGGTTTTGAACGTTGGTGTTTACAACTTTGAGAGCAACAAACTTTTTGCGGTAGTTGATGTGTACTTGGCCATAATAGGCCATTTCCAGTACTAGCTTTTTGCGTTCCGCATTGAGTTTTTGCTGGCTAGTGTAATGAGTGCTGGCAGCATAGCTTTTTACAGCGGCATCCTGGGCAGCAAAATAAGCGTAACGTCCGGCACTGCGAGTTTCGAGTTCTTGGGTTTGCATAGCTAGCTCCTCAAATTTTCTATACTGTTAGTATAACCGTTTTTTCAGTTTTGGTCAACCTTTTTAAGTCATAAAAAAAGCACCCCTAAGGGTGCAATTTTTAAGAACAACTGAGTAAGTTGTAATCGTTATGCACGATTCTCACCGCCGTTGGCATTATACAGTTCTTGAATAATTTTTGTTCCAGGAATAGCAGTCATATTTTGTGCTGTTGCATATCTACGAAAGTTAGCATAAATGCCATAAGCACGACCAATATGCCAAGTGTTGCAATCTTTTAGATTTTTAAACTGATACGCTGGGGTTTTACCGTCCATTGCAAGTGCATTGTTAATGAACCATTGTTCAAACATAGCACCAAACCTTGTATTGTTATCGCTTAGTCCACTGTCAGCATAAGTTTCAAACATAAATGCCAGACCCGCCATAAGCACATCGTCAATTTTCTGGCCAGGATATGCCGCTTTACACAACTCAATCGCTCGTAAAAGGTTAGCTTCTCCGTGTTTTAATGCTTTCACAAAGTTAGGATATTTTACCTGCAATTTGCCTTTATGATTGTTTACAGGAACTTTACCACTTGCAATATCTGCTTTCAACAACACTGATTCGTGATACAAGGCAGTAGGATCTTTTGCATAAACATTTGCTAGCAGGAGTTCTTCTGCATTTAATTTTTTACTTGCGACTCCGTTAAATCCTGCAAAGATACGACTAATATATTCAATATCAGTTGTTTCAATAATAATAGCAGGAACATATTCGATATTAGGTTGAAAACGTCTAATACCATCAACTCGATGGCGACCGTCAATGTTATAGTACTTTTCTGTTGCTGGATTATACCAAACAACAATGATACCGTGTAAGTTCCAATCCCAGCCATCAAACTTTGCAATAGTACTATCTAGTCGACCTTCCACTAGATCTCTTTGCATTGGTGGAACTTCTAACTCATCCAAGCATATCATTTCGATGCGCGGCATTGGCGCAATTTCGTCCTCTGTAAACGGGGAGTTTGGAGCAACAGCACCAATATACTTTTGTTTTGATTTTGCAATATCTAACACAACTCTTTCTCCTATGATGTTAGTTTTTGTAGTCTTCGATCTCGTTCATGACTACAGCACTACTATAACAAAAGAAACAGTCCAGGTCAACCTTTTCTGTCAGGTCTACTGCTATATTCTGCCACCATTGCGTTGAATACTCGCATCATCTGACTTCGAATGTGAGGCGGTGCTTGAGTGGTTTTCTCATTGAGGTCTTGTATCCTTTGCCACAGTTCTTCTGTGGGTATGTCTTTGAAGTTAAGATCTGGGAGCATGTTTACAGTTATCTCCATGACGGTTGTACCATCCAACAGCTATATCTTTATCACAGTGTGGACAATGTCGCTTCTCACGCTTTTGGCCTCGCTGTTTTTCTGCTCTGCGAGCTACTACTTCTGGATCTACTTTACGCCCTAGCATTTTTTCACGCAGTTTTGCTTTTTGTTCTTCTGACATTGGCACACCTTTGTTAGGTGGTGTTTTGCCACGATTTTTTTCGCCTATCTTACGACGAGTTTCTTCAGACTGTGTTTTGCCATACATACCGTTATTAGCACCACTTACATCTTTAGGTAAGTTTTGTGCGGACCAAGGACGCTTACTACCTTTTTGCGATAGACTACGCTGTAGCTTTTCATCTTCTGTTTGAATACGCCCTTTGTTTGCTTCGCTTATTTTTTTACGACTTTCTTCTGTAGGCACAATGTAACCAAGTATATTTTGATTTAACCAGCGGGTATCTTCTAATACCTTACAACGTCTAAGAACTTTTGTTTCCCAGTTTACTGCTTGTTCTTGTGAGTCAAATGTTCTACGAACTTCAACATCAAAACTTTCTGCTCCAAAGTCTTCAACAAGTTGTTGTACTCTTTTACTACTTGTAAAGTATCTTTTCCAAAGATCTTCCTCAGGTGCTACAGTATTTGCACTACGGAATCCGTAATACACTTGCCCGGTTGGTTTATGTTTAATTAGATATGTATATGCTCTCATACTTTTATTTAGTTTGAGAGTGCGATTTCTACTATTTTTTACAGACAAAAAAACAGGGCCGAAGCCCTGTTTTTAGTTTTGGATATAATCCAATCTGTAAGTTTCGAACTTATGAGAAGCTCAAATTGCTCACAGCAATCTCACCGACATAGTCGCCCGCATTCCCGAAAGATGATGCAGTATTAGTCAATTCTATGTACCCGTACCTCGTCATAAAGCTCACTACTGGCTCGAAAGTTGACGGATCAAGTACAACACCTGAACTCATCAGTGGGACGTATGGGCAATAGAACGCTGGTGCGTCTGTTTCGCTTGAACCCTTGTAACCAACGAGAACCGCAGTTGTGTCTGAAGCATAGCTGTCACAGAATACACGCATTGTGCCATTCAATGTACCAACAAACTTGGTGTTAGTTGGAGCTTCGAAAGTACCTTCTGTAGTACGAGCAAATGCACTAGTTGTAGCACTCTGTAGCACTGTAAGTGCAGCAGGTGAAACAACAGCGTAGTTACCAGCACCACGACGTGTACGCTGAGCAATCAAGTTAGCTGTACGGTTGATAAGAACTGCCAATGCGGCATGCTCGTCACCAACGAATGTAGCAGTACCTGATACTGTAGCTTGGTTGTATGTGAACTCTGTAGCAGCAAGTGTACGGAGTGAAAGTAGGATTTCTTGATCAATTTCAGCAGTAATTTCTTGAGCAAGTGCTGCCATAATTTCTGCTTCAACGTCAATTCCGTGCATGCTCTGAGCGTCTTGTGCCGCTTCAAAAGTCCAACGTGCTTGTAGCTTACGAGTCTTAGCTTCTACAGCCTGCTTGAGGATCTGTACGCTAATGCTCTTACCACCGTCGCCTTCTAGTACAGGAGTGTTAGCACCTGAGTAGCCTGATGATGTAGTATCATCGCTAGCAACAGTTGAGTAAGCCTGCGCAATCTTGAATGGGCTCAATGCTTCTTCACCAGCTGTTACTGATGTAGCGGCAGCCGAGCTGTCAGTCAATGCTTGTGCATAACGAACACGTAGAGTGTGGATTTGTCCTACAGGGCCAGTCATTGGTTGTACACCAACCAATTCGTTAGCAATAACTGTAGGCATAACACGTCTGATTACTGGAAGAATCACACGGTTAAGTGTAGCAATGTTACCAGAAGCAGTTGCACCAGCGGTGGCT